GAGAATGGGAGTATACAAAGCAGCGTTATCATCCTCTACTCTTTGCGCAAGAGTATATGGCTGCTTTTGACTCGATGACTGGGCGTGATCTTTCTGGCGAATGGTTACACTATTATACAAACGAAGATTTACCACGTAAATCGGATGGTACACTACAAAAACTCCGCAAATATATGGGTGTAGACCCTGCTGTAAGCATGAGTGGCAAGGGCGACCGCTTCGTAATCAGCGTTGTAGGCGTATCAGACAATAATCAAGTGTTTTTACTCGACCAGTATGCTAATAAAATCCCATTTGTGGAACAATTAGAGAAGATTCAAGAGTATTATTTACGGTATAATCCAGAAATTATTGGTATTGAGTCTAATGCTTATCAGGCAGCTTTGGTGCAGCAGGCGGAAAGGCTGCCTAGTATGCCTCCTATTGTTCCTATTTTTGCTAAGGGTAAGAAGTTTGAGCGTTTGATGGCTATGTCGCCGCTTTTTAGGATTGGTAAGGTGAAGATTAAGGCTGAGCATAAGGATTTTATTGATGAGTGGATTAATTATGATGCTAGTATCTCTAATCCTAAGGATGACTGTTTGGATTCGGTGGAGATTGCGCTTCGGACGGCGGGTGCGTTGCTTGGTGAGTCGTTTATTGATGAAAAGTTGGATAATCCGGCAGGTTTGCCGGATTGGGTTATTAATGATAGGCCTTCTGCGACTAAAAACAAAGAAGATTTTTTTGTTGACGAATATTTAGGGAGTAACTGGTGAATTTTTATATTTTTACTGAACATAATAGTGGGGCTGATGCAATTACGGGTGAGCGTATTTACCCGGGTGAGCGGGTTTATGTTACAGAGTTTAATAATTTTGTTACACCATATATGTTAGATAATCCTACTCGGATTATTAAGGAGGAAACTGTTGTTTGGCTTGCAGAACAAGCGGGATATGATGTTGTTAAGCGTGATGCAGGAGATTTTAGAGACGCAGAGATCGTGGACTCAACAGATGCTGGAGTTGGAGACGGAGAGGCTGAGGTTGGAAAGGCTGAGACTAGAAGGAAGCAAGCCGTTAGGCGACGTGCCGATGGGCCAGTTGAGAGTTAGCGAAGATGAGCAGGACGCTGATTGGGCTTTAAAGACGGGTATTATTACTTCTTCTGAGTATAAGGCTTTGTTAGAGTCTACGGGGCTTGTTTCTTCTGATATTGAGTTTGTTGATTAGTTAGGGGGTGTGGAGTGGACCAAGAGGGTTATTATTTAGATGGTGATGTTCCTCGTGGGTTTGCTCCTGCGAGTTCTCTTGTTAAAAAGGTTGAGGAATTGCAGCGTCAACGTGATATTATGGAGCGGCAATGGAAGTTGAATCTTGCGTTTTATAAGGGTAAGCAGTATGTGTTTTATAATCGTAAGTCGCGGCGTATCGAGTCTCTTCCTACGGATGAGGGTGATAAGCCGCGTTATCGTGTGAGGCTTATTGCTAATCAGATTGCTCCTCATTCGCAGGGTTTGTTGGCTCGGCTTGTAAAGTCTAAGCCACAGTTTTATGCTACTCCGGGGCAGGCATCGTATGAGGCTATGAAGGCAACTGAGGTTGCTGAGGCATTGTTGGAGTATTGGTGGGATCAGTTCGGGTTGGCTTCTAAGCGTGAAGAGGCTATGCTTTGGAGTATTATTTGTGGTAATGGTTTTTGGAAGATTAGTTGGGATGATAAGATTGGTTCTAGTGTTAGAATGATGGTTGAGCCCGAGTCGGGACAACCGATTGTTAATCCTCTTATTGAGCACTTTTTTAAGCAGCGTTTGGAACAGGCGGGGATTGAGTCGTCAGAGTTTGAGTATGAAGTATTTGAGGGGGATATTAAGATTGAGGTTATGTCTCCGTTTGATGTGTATTTGGATGATTCGGCTCAGGTGTTTGAGGATTGTAAGTGGGCTATTTGTGTTCATGCTATGAGTCCTAAGGATATTAAGGCCCGTTATGGGATTATGTTGAAGCCCAATGCTGTAAATAGGTATCCTGATGAGACGCTTCCGGGTTCGTTTGGGAATTTGGAGGCGAAGACTGAGGAGAATATTCGTATTGTGTATATTGGATATTATTTGCCTAGTGCTAAGTATCCTAATGGGAGGTATGTGGTATTTACGAAGAATCCGAGTATTGTGTTGTATGAATCGGATTGGCCGTATCCGTTTATGAAGTTGCCGCTTGTAAAGTTTCCGGGGCTTCGTATTCCGGGCCAGTTGTATGATACGAGTGTTGTTGAGCAGGCGATTCCTCTTCAGAAGGAGTTGAATCGTACGTTGTCTCAGTTGATTGAGTATAAGAATCTTACGTTGAAGCCTCAGATGTTGGCTCCGGTCGGTTCTTTGCGTCAGCGTATTACGGATGAGCCGGGGGCTATTTTTGAGTATAATCCTGTGGCTGGGCGCGTACCGGAGAGTATTCCGCTTCCGGGGCTTCCAGCATATGTGTTTGATCATTTGCGGGATCTTGGTCAGCGTTTGAAAGATGTGTTTGGTTTGACTGAGATTCTTCAGGGGGATGTGCCTCCGAATGTTGAGGCTGGTGTGGCTATTGACTTGTTGCAAGAGGCTGCTGTTGATCGTCTTGCTCCTCAGATTCTTATGATGGAGAAGAGTTTGGAGTTGGCTGGTAATCTTATGCTTGAGTTGGCGCAGAAGTATTATCAGGAGCCGCGTATGCTTATGCTTACTGGTTTGGGTTCTAAGCCTAAGATTGAGCGGTTTGAGTCTGCTGATATTCTTGCGGGTGTTGGGGTGAAGGTTGAGACTGGTTCTGGTCTTCCTCGTACGCGCGCGGGTCGTCAAGCGCGCGTATTGCAGATGCTACAGTTAGGCATTATTAGTCCTACGAAGGCGTATAAGTATCTTGATATGGCTGATTTTAAGACGCTTCAGGCACAGTTTCAAGCGGATGAGGAGCAGGCTATGCGTGAGCATGATAAGTTGATTGATGGTAATGTGGTTAATCAGGCGGCTAATGCTGCAGCGCAACAACAATTATTGATGGCTATGGTTAATCCTGATGTGGATCCGGCTACTAATCAACCGCTTCCTATGTCGCAAGAGGTATTGCAAGCGAGTATGGATGCTGGTTTGCAACCATTGCCGTTTGAGAATCATGCGGCTCACTTGGAGACGCACGCGTTGTATATGAAGTCTCCAGAGTTTGAGTCTTTGCCGATTGATGTGCAAGAGCGTTTTCAGAAGCATTTTATGTTGACACAGCAAGCATTGGATGCTAGGGATACTCCAATTGGTCAAGCGCCTAAGGTGTCGCTGCAACTTCGTGGCGCTGTTGGGCCTACGACTGGTTCTAAGATTCTTACTTCTAGTGGTATTAAGGGTGTTACTCCGCAAGAGTTGTTGGAGCCGCCGCTTGATACTGTAGTTATTGATAATAAGGATAAGCCTAATGCTGAGGCTCCGGGTAGTGCTGCTATTGGGAATTTGCAGGAACAGTTGGCGGATAAGTTGTCTGAGCGCGATGCGTTGCATCAACAGAAAATGCGTCAACAGTATGAGGAGGAAATGAGTAAGGTTGTCTTCTAGTAAACATATTCAATGGTCGGCTAGGGATAAAGCGGCTGCATATGTTTTATGGATTAGTAATGATAAGAATGTGCGTAAGACTAGCCGAGAGTGTAATATTCCTCATGGTACGTTTCGGTATTGGGTGCGCGAATGGGAAGAGAATGGGCCTCCTAGTGAGGTTCTAGATGAGATTCCTGCACAACAGTATGAGTTTGTTCATCATGCTAATCGTGTGCGAGAGTCTGCCATGAATAAGTTGGAGGAGTTGATTCCTGAGGCTGAGGTGAAACAGTTGTCAGCAATTGCTACGGTGGTTGGTATTATGGATGATAAGATTCGTCTTGCGTCTGGACTGGCTACTAGACGAACTGAGACTGTTCATACTCTTCCGTCTAGGGAGGATATGAAAGAACTTATGAGTGGGTTTGTTGACAGTCTTGTTAGTGTAGCAAGTGACCGCACTAAGGAGATTGTTGATGCCGAGGTCATCGTAGAGCAACCCGTTGTGGGACTCTTAATTAAAGGAGAAGACTAATGGCAGAGATTGATATGGCGGGCGCTATTGATGCGCTTAGCACCGAGTTGCCGGATGATTATTCGGCAGCACAGCAGGAGACTAATTTTGTAGAGGACAATCCTAGTGAGGAATCCTTTACTGGTTTTGATCCTGCTAGTCTTCCTGAGGATTTGCAACAAGTGTATCGGTCTATGCAGGCTGATTATACTCGTAAGACTCAGGAGATTGCGGAGTTGCGAAAATATAATGATTCGCTCTCCGAGTTAGGTGTAGATCCTAATGAGGCTGTTAATATTGTGGACTTTTTTAGGCGTTTGGAAAACGACCCTCAGATTGCTAACGAGTTTGTGTCGCGTGTACAAGCGTACTGGGAGCAACCAAATAATACTAATTATTCTTATGAAGATTCTGCGCCTGTTGAACAGAGTTACGATGGGCTTCATCCCGCTTTGGCTCAAGAACTTGCTGAAATGCGTCAATTCCGTGAGGAAATGATGTTTCAGCAGGAGCAACAACATATTATGGGCCAGTTGGAGATGGAAGAGCAGCAGATTCGTATGGCTAATCCGCATTATACTGATGATGATGTGGAGGCCATTTATAGTCTGGCTTATGCTACTGAGGGAGATTTGCAGGCTGCTGCTAACCAGTATCATGCTATTCAGCAACGATTATTGGGTGGTTATTTGCAGGCTAAGCAGGTTCCTCAGGGAGCCACTCCGGTTCCTACGGGCCCGAATACGGTGCCTTCTCCGAATTTTAATA